TTCTGTGCCGAGACGGACGAAGAATGGCTGGATGACTACAGCGGCCTGCGGCAAGTACGCTCTTGAGCGAAAGTGCGGTCGCGCTCCGATCGTTCCTTTTGTTTGAAGTTGTTTGACGCTCGTTGACACGCTTGCAACGCCCTTCTCGGACGTTATGGTTCGCATGTTTCACCTACACGAAAGGACATGCAATGGACGCTCTTGATCGGCTGATGACTCGCAAGGAAGTGGCGGCAATGCTCCAAGTCGAAGTAAACACGATCCAGCGGTGGCACTGGAAAGGCGAGGACGCCCCGCCTTTCATCAAGATCGGCCGATCCGTCCGCTACAAGAAGCGGGACGTGATGGAATGGCTCTGGCGGCGGGCCGGGATTGGCAACGCGGCCGTCGTGGCCGAGGGCTGAAGTGCGCTACTGCGGCGACCTGGCGTAGCGTCCGCTAGGGGGAGACAGCCAATTCCGCAAAAGTAGAATAGGTGTACGTCCCTACACCTGCCGCGGATTCGGCATGATCGACCACCTAACGGCCATCGCGGCCCACGCGTATTACGCCGGCGAACTCGAGGCCGGCCGCCGGGCCTGTGAGCGCCTCCTGGCCATGCGCGACCTGCCAGACGGTATCGAAATACTCACCAGGCGGAACCGCACCTGGTACGCGCAACGGCTCGACGAGCTCGTTGCGACAAACTACGTGCGGATCGACGTGGAGCCGGCGGCCCCCGGCTGGTCGCTTTTCAACCCGTCCGTCGTGGCCCTGGACGGCGGATTCCTGGTCAACGTCCGTAGTTCCAATTACCGGATTGTTGGCGGGCGGTACGTCATGCCGGACGAGGATGGCGGCCGGATAAAAACCAAAAACATTCTGGCCGACTATGCCCGAGACTTGACGCCCGTGGGCCGGCCCACGGTGATGGCGTGCGACTACCAGGCGAGCGGCTACGAGGTCGAGGGCCTCGAGGACGTGCGGCTCAATGTCGTCGGCAGCGAAATACTCGCCAGCGCCACCGTGCGAGACTTTGCGGGCCTGGACGGTACGTGTCGAATCGGGACGGCCACCGCCACTCGGCACGCCGGCCAGTACGTCGGCCTGGAGGTCTACGAAACCGAGGATGGCATCCACGAAAAGAATTGGATGCCCGTAACCGGCTCACGCCGGTGGCTCTACTCCTGCCACGTCCAGGGTCGCGTAGCCACCGCAACCCAAGAGGGAGGCCGGTGGGCGATTGAACTAGGTGCCGAATCGCCGGCGCTTGCTCGTGGGTTCCGTGGCGGCTCGCAACTCGTGGACATTGGCAGTGGGCTCTACCTGGCCGTGATTCACGAAGTGGCCCACGACAAAGACGGCCGCCGCACGTACGAGCATCGGTTTGTGGCGTTTGACTCCGAGGACTGGAGTATTTCGGGAGTGAGCCGGCCGTTCGTGTTCCGCGAGGCCCGGTCGATTGAGTTTGCGGCCGGCCTTGCCCGCACGCCAGGCCAGCTTGTCGTGTCGTTTGGCGTCCGCGACTGCGAGGCGTGGCTCGTGGAATTGCGACTCACCGACGTAATGCCCCTCTTGGAGCCTGTGGCGTGATTGCAGCCAGCGTCTACGACAAAGTGAAATCGCTGTTGGAATCCAACTGGCGGGAAAACGACTGGTTTTTCTGCGATTCCAAGGTGATTTCGCACTACGCCATGAAGGCGATTATCTGCGAGCGGTACAAGCCGCGGCGGATTATCGAGATTGGGACACGGTGCGGGTATTCGCTGCTGGCGTTCAATTCCGTGGCTCCGCGGGCATCGTTCCTCTGCCTCGACGGCGCGATGGACGACGACAGCCTCGAGTGCCTAGCCCATGCCAAGCATCTGATTGACCGGCACGACATTGAGGCCGATTTGGTGGTCGTCAACTCGCACCACGTCCGGTCGTTGCCGCGGGCCTGCTTTGCGCACGTGGATGGCGACCACAGTTACGAGGGAGCCTTGGCCGACCTGCGGCTGGTGGCCCACTGCCGGGCCATCTTGGCCGACGACTGCTGCAACCCCGACGTGATGCGGGCGGTCGATCAGTTTGCGAAGGAAGCCAACCGAAGCGTGCAACTTATTCACGACGGCCTGCGGCGTGTGGCGGTGCTGACATGAAGGTGGCCATTTACGCTCTCGCGAAGAACGAAGCCGCCAACGTGCCGGCGTGGGAAGCGTCGTGCCGCGACGCCGACGTGCGAGTCGTCACCGACACGGGCTCCACCGACAACACCGTCGAGCTCCTGGCGGCCGCCGGCGTCACCGTGGCCACCGGTGCTCCGGTCCCGTGGCGATGGGATGACGCGCACAACCTTTCCCTCTACCACGTGCCGGCGGACGTGGACGTGTGCATTCGCCTCGACCTGGACGAAGTGCTCGACCCAGGCTGGCGGGAAGCCCTGGAAGCCGATTGGACGGCCGAGACGGGCCGGCTCCGCTATTGGTATCAGTGGTCAGAGCAGGTGCGATTCCTCTGCGACCGCGTGCATCGGAGGGCGGGCTACCGGTGGTCTGGCCCGACGCACGAGGGGCTTACGTGCTGGGATGGCGAGGACGTTCACACGATGAGCGAGCGGTTTGGCATTCGCCACCATCGGCAGCCTGGCAAGAAGCACAAAAGCGATTTGACGTTGCTCAAGCAGGCGGTCCGCGAGACGCCGCACGATGCCCGCATGCACTGGTATCTGGCCCGCGAAATGGACTACGCAGACGACGCGGAAACCGTGGACGCGTGGCAGCGTTACCTACGGATGCCAGGCGGCCAGACCACCGAGCGGGCATACGCGTTTCGGATGCTCGCCAAGCGCGAGCCGGACCGTGCCAAGCGGCATTTGTTCGCGGCCATGCTCGAATCGCCGCAGGAGCCGGAATCGTTCTTGGCGTTCGCGGAAATGGCCTACCGCATGGAGGACTGGGTTTCCTGCCTCTACTACGCCAGGCAGGCCCTTTCTTGCCCGGCGTCCTCGCAGACGCACGCCAGTGACGCGCGGGCCTATGGCGAGCTCCCGGCCGACTTGGCCTGTGTGGCAGCCTCGCGGCTGGCCAGGGACGACGAGGCGCTCAAGCACGCCCGCGAGGCCGTCCGCCGACGCCCCGACGACTCCCGTCTCATCGGCAACCTTGCCCACCTAGAACGAAAACTCTCGGAGGTCGGCCCCAAGGCCGCGTGAAATGCCAAGCATTGCAGTGCAGATTGCCGACGCCATGGCGGCCGGCCTAACGGCGGCCACGTTCTCGGGGCCCTACGGCACGATCCAGGCCGTCCGCCGCTACGTGCCCGACTACGACGCCACGGAACTGAAAGAGCTCCAGGTGTCGGTGGTGCCAGGCCCGGTGGAGACTGAGCGGGCGTCTCGAGGCCAAGACCTGTTCAACCACGAAATCATGGTCGTCGTCGGCCGGCAGACGGACGGCACCAACGAGGACATTGACGACCTTACGATGCTCTGCGAGGAAATCATCGACAAGATTCGCTCGGAAACGCTTGTCTACAGCGGAATGCCGGAGCACGCCAAGTATTTCGCAAGCGGCATGAGCGTGCAGTTTGACCGCGATTCGCTCACTGAGCGCCGGATTTTTCTGGCGCAGATTGACGTGACGTTTCGCGTTCCGCGGGAGCACGTGACATGAGCATTTTTCCGCTCGGTGGCGGCAATCCCTACGGCGCGGCTTTAGGCGGAATCCGCATTCCTGCCATTGGAATGCGCGCGAGCGTGAACCTGTTTTTTGACCGGGCCTCAGTCAAAAACGCTTTGTCGAGCATGGAATGGAAGTCGTTAAGCAAAGCGTCGATGCGGATTAAGGATCACGCCAAGCGTTCAATCAAAAAGATGGGCCGGGCCAGGCCGTTGCTCAAGATTCAAAAGGCCAACCCAGGCCTCGACCTTACGTCGATCCTCCGGCAGCCTGGCGTGGCTGGCAGGACAAAGCGAGCCGTCATCGAGCGTATCCGCGAAATCAAGATGAAGCCGCCGTCTTCGGCCGGCACGCCGCCGCACACGCACGTGCCCTACGGACACATGCTTGGGTTTCGTCGCAACCTGTGGAATTTTTACGACCCCACAAGCCACTCGGCGGTCGTGGGGCCGTCTCGTAAAGGGCGAATGCTGCCCTACCTTCACGAGTTCGGCGGACAGCAAACCATGGTCACGTGGGTCTACAAGCCCAAGTGGCCTGGTGGCATGAAGGCCCCAATCGTCTGGAAGCGCGAGGCCAGCGAGCGGCCGCGCGATCCAGGCCGGTGGTTGGTCACACAACAGCGGCAGACCGTCACCTACCCTTCCAGGCCGTATATGTACCCAGCGCTTATGAAGGCCGTGCGAAACGGCGATTTGGCCAAGGCGTTTGGCGGCAAGTTCTCGGCGGCGCAGGCCGGCCGCGGTGTGTTCGTGAGGGGGTAGTTGGCGGCATCCGGCTGGTATACTGACGTACAGGCGGGCACGTCATGCCCCCACCGCACTGCTTTGGAGCCATAAATGCCCACCGCACACAAGTATTACCTCGGCAAAAACGCCTCCTTTTCGTTCTCGTCCGGCATCGAGAACAAGGACGTAAAGACCGTCACGATCAACCGCGAGACGGCGGCGGAAGCCGACGTGACGACCCGCGGATCGGACGACGAGCAGGAGTTTGCCTACGTGCGGAAGAACACGACGATTGAGGTCGTTTGCCTCGATCACACGTGCCTCCTGGGCGAAACCGGAACCGTCACGTCCACGCTCTCCCCGAGCGGCCCGGCGGGCCCCAGCGGCGTTTTCCAGGTCATGTCGATCAGCGAACCGCAAGAGCTCGACGGCGCCGTGGAGTTCACGATTTCGCTCCGCAAGACCGTTGGGTGATTCACCGGAAGGTGACACGTGCCGAGCGAAAAATTCCGCCTTGGACGGCAATGCGTCTTTTCCGTCGATGGTCAAATTCTGCCTAGCGTCACCAACGTGAGCGCGAGGCGAATCACCAACGAAGTGGACGCAACTGGGTTTGGGCACAGTTCGCAATCGACGCTCGTTATCCACCGGACATGGGAAATCGACGTGCAGGTGCTCAAGCCTGCCGACGCGGCCCGGCTCCGCAACGCGGAGTCGGGCATGGGCGTCGTGACTGTGTCGTCCACCAACGGCGTGCGCGAAGTGTCGGCTGACTTCATGGTCTGCGAATCCACCCACGACGAGCCGCTCGACGGGGTGGCCGTGGCATCGTTTGTGCTCAAGCAATGGAACCACGGCAAATGAAGACGTTCACCGACACTGAGGGCCGCCTGTGGAACGTCAAGGGAAGCCTGGGGGCGTTTGAACGCGTCAAGACAGGCACCGGCGTCGATATGCTCGACCTGCCGACCACGCAGCAATGCCTCAGGGAAATCAGCGACGTTTTCAAGTTGGGCAAAGTCCTCTACTGCATGTGCGAAGACCAGGTCGTCGCCCGCGGGATCACGCCCGAGCAGTTTGCCGACGCCTTTAATGCCGACACGCTCTACGAAGCAAGCAACGCGCTTATCGAGGAAGTGATTTTTTTTTGCCGGAAAGACCTGCGCCCGATGATGCAGATGGCGCTGGACAAGGCGAAGGAAGCGGAGACGAGGGCGATAGCGGCGATGAAGGAGAGGGTGGAGACGATGGGCGAGGAGCTCGACACGGCAATGGCGAGCCTCTCGACATTTACCGATTCTGCTACGAGCTCGGCGGAATTATCGGCGTCCACCCCGGCGAATGGACGCTCCGCGGCCTCCTCTGGGCGGCCAACGCGAAACAAAAAGAGGAATGGAATCACACGAGCACGCTCGTAGCACAGCAATACTCCATCCATCGCGACCCCAAGAAGCGACGCCAGCCATACCGTCCGCAAGAGTTCCACCCCTACGTTAAGCCGCCCAAGCCCAAGATTCTCACGCCCGAGCAATTCAACGAAATTTTTAGCGAGTAACGAATGGCATCTGCGGGCAGCGTGAGGGCGGGCGGTGCGTTCGTCGAGATATTCGCGAAGGATGGGCCGTTCCAGCAGGCCATGAGCCGCGTGGAAAACCGGCTCAAGGTCGTGGGCCAGAAGATGCGGCAGCTTGGCACGTCGGCCAGCCTAGCCGGCGCGGCCATCGGCATCCCGATGGTGATGGCGGCCCGGCAGGCGGCGACGTTCGAGGATGCCCTGCTCGGCATGGAGGCGGCCGCCGGCCTGTCCGCTGACCAGGTCAAGGCGTTGGAAAAGGAATCGCTGCGGCTCTCCAAGAGTATGGGCGTCGATCCTGCCAAGATTGCCGGCGCGTTCCTCGAGCTCACCAAGGCCGGCATGAGCGTCGAGGAAGTGCTGGCCGGTGCGGGCAAGAGCGCCGTCGAGTTCGCTCGCGTGTCCGGCGTCGAAATGGTGGACGCGGCCGTGTTCATGAAGGTCGCGATGAACACGTTTGGCGTGTCGGCCACGCAGGCCGTCGATACGCTTTCGGCCGCCGCCGACGCGAGCGAAACGTCGATTGCGGCCATGGTCGAATCGTTCGCGCTCGTCGGGTCTGCCGGCAAGGCGTTTGACCAATCGCTTTTTGACGTGTCGCAAGGATTGGCGGCCTTGGCCAAATACGGCATCCGTGGCGAGGAAGCCGGCACGGGCATCAAAACCATGCTCATGCGGCTCACGTCGCCTGCCGACACGGCTCACGACGCGCTTGCCAAGGTGGGGCTTACGGTGGCGTCTTTTCGTGACATGGACGGCAAAATTTTGCCTATCGTCCAAATCGTGGACGTGCTGGCCAAGGCCATGCAAAACGTGGACAGGATCACCCGCGACCAGGTGCTCGGCGACGTGTTCGGCGACCGCGGCATCCGTGTCGTCGGTGCGTTCTTGGATATGGGCGTGGCCGGATTCGGGGACTTGGCCAAGGCCATGGAAGGCAACCTTCCTGTGGCCACCAAGTTTCAAATCCTTATGTCGGGCATTTCTGGCGCGTTCTCCAAGCTCTCCGCAGCCGTGCAGCGGCTTTCGATTGCCTTTGCCGGAGCGTTGGGCGCGTCGCTGGATTCGGCCACCGCGGCAATCGTCAACTTTTTGGACGGCGTGTCGGCTCTGCTTCAAAAGTTTCCGGTGCTTGCCACGATTGCTGCCGGGGCCGCCGCCGGCCTGGTGCTGTTTGGCATCGTGGCAATCACCGCCGGCATTTCGTTGACCGTGCTGTCAAAGACGCTTGGAGCCGTGGCCAAGGCCATCGCATTCATTGCCACGCCCATGGGGGCGACGGTCACGGCGGTGGTGGGCGGAATAGCGCTCATGCTCATGGCCGCATATCAACTGTCGCCGGCATTCCGCCAAGAGGTCAACGCGATCATGGCGGCGCTCGGCAGGCTGGATTTTGCGGCGGCCTGGCAGGTAATGAATCTCAACCTGGCCATCGCGCTCACGCAGATGGCTCAACAATTTGAAAACGCGTGGGCCGGCGTCCGAAACGGCGTCGTGGCTGCAGCCGCGTTCATCGGCGACAAGCTCATCGAGGGGCTCGACCGGTTTATGACGCTGTTCGGGGCCGACATTCTCACGCTCCAAGCCGGGCTGGAGAAACTCGGGCTCATCTTCAAGGCGGCGTTTGATTGGAATTTTGCGCAAATCGGACTCCGCGACGCCATTCAAGCGGTAGACGACCGCATTGCCCGCGAGCGGGAGCGTTCCCCAACAGCCGGGTCGCGAGCGGCTGACCGGCGATCCGGCCGCGACCAGGCGGCCGCCGCCCGCGCGGCTGCCGACAAGGCCCGCAATGACGGCTACGAGCAAACCATCGACACGCTGCGGGAAGATTTGGAAAAGGCCCGCAAGGCCGCTATTGGTGAAACGCAGACGCCGCAAGAGCAGGCCAGTACGGTGCAGCGTTCCCCGGCCCGCGACCCCATGGGGGAAATGCCGCCGGCCGCCGGAATGGCCGGCAACGGCATCGGCCGCACTATCGGCACGTTTGCCTCCGAAATTGCTGGCCGGCTCGGCGCCGGGCCGGAGTTGAGCGCTGCGGAGCGGACGGCCAACGCCACCGAGCGGACTGCCGTGGGCGTCGAGGCGCTGATGGGCATGGGCGATTTCGGGCCTGGCGGAAAGCCGCAACTTGGCGGCATGGACAAAGCGCTCATGGCGGCGGTTGACCAGTCGAAGGTGACGCCGCCGGCACCAGGCGGCACCGACCGCGAGCTCGTGTCGTCCGCCGAGAAAACGGCCTCCGGCATCGACGCGGCCGTCAACTACCTCCGGCAGATTGCCACCGCGGCCAATCGCGGCGGCCTGCAGTTCGCATAGGTGAAGCGTGCCCTACCCTGAATACATTGAACTGTTTGATTCAGCAAGCGGCACGCTGTCGCTGAACGACGACGGCACGCTCGCGCGCGAGGTGCCTCTCAAGTGGTTGGTGCCAAACAAAGCCACCTATCTCGCGTGCGAGGAATGGGCCGCGGATTTCTGCCCCATCGACTACAACGGCCACCGCCGGACGCGCCTCGAGTGCCGCAGCCTCGGCAACCGCTGGTGGGAAGTCAGTGCCGTCTACACCAATACCGCCATCAAGGCCGATGGCGGCGACGATCAAAACGGCGACAACGGCGGCGCTGAGCCGATTGCCAACACGGTTGCTTTCGACACGACCGGCGGCACGGAACATATCACGTCGGCCATCAACGGCGGATCGCCAGGCTTCCAAGGAGAGGAAGTTCACACGCGGCCCGGCGAAACCGAAAACATCGTGTATTTCGATGGGGCCATCAACGTAGATGGCGAGAGCGTCAACGGCCTCGACATTGTCGTTCCCACGTTCAACTTCACTGAAACGTGGACGATGCCGGCGGCGTTTCTTATCGACAAGTACGTGGAAACCCTCTACTCGCTGACGGGCACGGTCAACGACGGCGACTTCCGCGTGTTCAAGCAGGGGGAATGCCTGTTCCTTGGGGCCCGTGCAGAAATGACGCGAGGCCAGACGTTGGTGTCGGTCACGTACCAATTTAGCGCTCGGCCCAACAAAGAAAACTTTGAAGTCGGCTCTGGCGATAGTGCCATCGAGGTCAACTACAAGAGGGGCTGGGACTATATGTGGATTCGCTACGAGCCGAAGGTGAGCGAAAACACGCTCATTCGTCGCCCGGCGTCCGTCCACGTCAATCAAGTCTACGAGCGTAAAAACTTTGGGTTGCTGTCGATTGGCACGACATTCCCCAAGGTGCATGCGCCGAGCTCCACGTTTGACAACGGCCTTGGCGGCCGCGGGAGCGCATAGTGGACCCGTACCGCAAAGTCCAGCCTGGCGAGCGGCTCAAGGTGCCGGCACGGGCGTGGAACGCGCTCATGGGAGGGTTGGCGGAAACGCCTGCATTTGAGGCCGACGGCGTCCGCGGCCCGTCTGCTCCTTACACGTTCGTCTACTGCAAGCCGTCTGTTACCGTCCAGCGTTGGGGCGTGCTTGAAATCACAGGCATGGAAATTACGCCAACCGGCGCCACCGGCCCCGGCAACTCACAGTTTGAGTCCATGCCTGTGCTTACTGGCGGGACGCCAACGGAAACGTCGCAATCGTTGTGCATCGCCATTGAGCCGATTGAGTCTGGCAAGATTGGCCGCGTCGCCGTGGACGGTGCCGTGCAATGCAAGCTCGACATCGGCAACGCCGACCACAAATTCGCGAGGCCCAAAGCCTCCACGTCGGAGATGCAAACCGATTGGGGCGGGCCGGCTCTCATCTTGTGGAAAGACGGTGCCACCGGGGCCGGCAAGTGGGGGCTCGTGCGGATCGGTACCGGGATGCCAACGGGCGTTGACGTGGTGACGAATGCTACGCTCGGACCGACGGGCATTCAGTTTGAGAAAAAGCGTTTGTGGGCTATCGGCGTCACCGGCGTGACCGGCTCGGCCATTGGCGTTACGGGGTGCTAAATGCCGCTCGGCACTAAAGGCGGTTCGATCATCGTCAAGGACGGCAAGCTCGCGGAGAATTGCGGGTGTTGCGGCTGGTATTGCTACCCAGACACTAATAGTTGCCCATGCTTCTACGCCAAGGCTATGCCGAGCGCTCTTAACGCGCAATTGGATTTTACGTTGAGTGACACGATCTACGGCGCAGCTCTGGGTAACTTTATTGCGGCAACTATTCAATGCACGCGGCTTACGCCGGCGCAGGCCTCGACGATTTCTGGATCATACTCGCTGTCTAGGCTATCTGCTTTTGGGCGTTCGTGCGATTACAGATACCAATCCGACACCTTAACGATTGAGGTCCGAGTTGGTGCGCTGTGTGATGGAGGGGATTACACGGTTGCCCTTATAGCCCTGAGCTTTGTAGTCCCCGCAATGGCTCCTGTGTGGCCTGGCCCCGACGCATATTCTGGACCAATCAACTCGCAATGCGCTGGAGTTCCAGGGTTTCTAACTAACGCCGCAAGCCGGTCATACGGAGAAAACATGAGCCTGTTTTGTCCAGGAGTGCCCTTTACAAACAATTGCGCAAGCGGCGGCCCATTTCCATTTTACAATAGATCCATGGGGCTAGGAGCATCGCCGGCCGGGAGAGACAATCCGCCGTGTTCCACTGGCGTGATTGAAGAAATCGACCATCAGTGGGCAATAGACATACTGTATACGGACACGGCCGGCGCAAGCCCGCAACTAGGCACAGTGAGCCGCGCAATAACTTTGTCGGTAACCGAATAAATGCCCTGCTTCAAATCTTCTACGAATGGCGGTGCCACTGGCGTCGGCCCGCCTAGCGGAGGCGGTTTCACAACCGAAGCCGACTGCCTCAACGCCTGCAAAGAGGGCGCGTGCTGCGAAGGCACGACGTGCAGCGTCAAGCCGCAGTGTCAGTGTCAGGGGGCGGGGAAGGTTTTTAGGGGCATCGGTACAACTTGCGCTGACGGGTGCGGGCCTGGGGCGTGCTGCGGCCCAGACACCTTCATGGCATACATTTCAAATCCAGACCAAGAGCGAATAAAATGCCGTAATGTTTCTAATAAAAGCCAATGCGATCAGCTTGGCGGAATTTTCTATGCCGGGCAAATATGCACAGGAAGTAGCGACTCAAAAAGCGGTGTGCTTGATGAATGTGGATGTTCTAGTTCAGGCCCGCTGTCTTTGCCATGCACAAGCCCACTCCCATAATCTCCTGCCACCGCTCACACCTTGAAGCACGCTGTCGCGAGCGTGGCCACACGCTCGACGAGGTGTTGCCGTGCGTCGTCTCGCAGGACGGCGACGAGTGGACGATCGACGTTGACCATCCGGCGTACCCACGCCATCCGAAGCCAGGATTTGAGCCACCGCCGCCCGCGCCCGTAGCACCGACGCAAGGCCCAGGCACCGAACTCTCCAAGCTCCTTAAGAAAATCGGCATCGAGCCCACGCCCACCTGCGCCTGCCGAGCCAAGGCGGCCCAAATGGACGCCTGGGGATGCGACGAATGCAGCAAGCCAGAGCGAATCGAAGAGGTCGTCGCCGTCATGCGCGAGGAGGCGAAGGCACGCGGGCTGCCGTTTATCGACGCGGCGGGGCGGATGCTTGTACGGCAGGCCATTCACAACGCACGCAAGCAACAGCACGCCAGCACCGGTTGACAGATTTGCGGACGGCCACAGGCTAGGTACATGGACGCAGGAGCGAGAACGTGGCAAGTCGGCACGCAACCAAAACGCTTCGCGTCTACGTGGGCGACCGGCGGTGGAGTATTTCGCACGTCCGGTATCCGCGGGACAGGGATGGCGATTGTGATTGGAGCAAGCGGCAGATTCGTATAGCCGCGAACCTCGTAGGGCTGCAGCTAATGGACGCGCTGCTTCACGAACTACTGCACGCCCGTTTCCCCGATTTGTCGGAAGACGTTGTCGACGAATTGGCGAGCACCCAAGCCGCGATCTTGCACCGGGAAGGATTCCGGCAGGCTGACGACCACGACGAGGAGGATTGAATGGGCAAAAAGTCTGCCGGCATTCTGGATTCGCTCCGCGTGCGAGCCGCCGCCAAGCCGCCGCGAAACATGATTTGGTTCGACAAGCTGCCGCCAGGTGTGCAGGCGGAATTGCAGGAAGCCAAAGACGCGTACGTGCGCGGCGGGTTTGCCAGCCAGTTCGGCGAAATGCCGCTCAGTCGGTTTGCCACGATGCTGTCGGCCGAGTTGGCCGAGCGGAAAATCGCGACCATCGGCCGCCAGGGGATCGAGAATTGGCTCAAAAGAAAATAGCCCACGCCATTGCGGAAAAGGCCGGCAAGGCGGCCGGCCGGCCGCCGCGTGATGCCGAGCAGGTGACGCAACGCACGAGCGGCGGCGAGCTCGAGGCCAACAGCGTTTCGTCCACGATTCGTACCGTCGAGGATTTGCTGCGGCATATCGACGCAGATATGTCCAAGTACGAAATCGCGCAGTCAGAGGCGACGACGTGGCAAGTGGCCACAAGCGATAGCGACGGCCAGGCCACAGTAACCGATTTGTTTCGCGTGTGGGTGCGGCTCAAGCCGAAGGCCGGGCCGGGCGTGGCGGACGCCGTGGCGGCCATGATTGCGGCGGCGGCAAAGACCGTGCGCAAGGCACCTGCCCGGCCGCACAAGCGGCGCGAGCCTGGCACGTGGCAAGTGCTGGTGGTGGCCGACGTTCATTTCGGGAAATACTGCTGGAAGCAAGGCACGGGGGAGGCCGACTACGACCTGGCCATCGCCGAGAAACTGGTCGACGATGCCGGCCGCGAGCTCTTGGCCACCGGCGACGCCATCTACGGCCCGGCTCGCCGCTCCATCGTCATGCTTGGCGACCTATTCCATTTCGACACGGTTGGCGGCACGACGACCTCGGGCACGCCGCTGGCCGGCAGCATGGACGGCAGGCTGCAGAAGATGATTGGCGTTGGGGCCGACTGTCTCATCGGGCTCGTCGAGCGGTCCGCGACCACCTGCCCCACGGACGTGCATATCGTCCACGGCAATCACGACGAGACGCTGAGTGCCGCGTTTCAAAAAATCATGGTCGAGCGGTTCCGGTCCGACCGCCGGGTGAGTATTTCGCAGCGGTTTACCGGCCGCCAGTATTTGCACCACGGTGGCAACCTGTTGGGTATTGCCCACGGCCACAAGGCCAAGCGTCGGCTGCCGCAACTCATGGCGCTCGAGGCTGCCGACCTGTGGGGCAAAGCGGCCTACCGAGAAATCCATACCGGCCATTTTCATAGCCAGGCGGCCGAGTGGTCGCTGCCCATCGAGACGGTCGATTCGGTGCTGGTGCGCGTCGCCCCCAGTCTCGGGCCGGCCGACGATTGGCACGCGTCCATGGGATTCATTGGCGCCCGCCGGGCCATGGAGACGTTTTTCTATCACCACGACGGCGGGCTCGTCGGCATGTGCGTGGCCGGCCCCCGGCCGACCGCCCGCACCGCATAACACTGGACAGGCAATCGGATGGAACCGGCGAGCAAACCGAGCGACATTCTGTCGGACGAGTATTTGGCAGAGGCCGAGCAACGGGCGCGCAGATTTTCGGGCGCTTGGACGGGTACATCGGGCTCTCTTGCCGCCGACCTCGTGAGATGCGTTCGCATGATACGAGCCTTGAGGAGCACAAGCATGGAAGCGGAGATTCAGCAGGTGGCAGGTATGTCGCCGGGGCAAATGGACGCAGCCTGGTCTGCAGTTCGCTCACGGCACAAGGCCATGCACGAGCGGATTGCCACGCCGGAGGCCGCCCGCTCCAGCCCGGCACGCGATGAAGGCAACCCGAAAGACATTGCATCCACGCAACGGCTGCCGCTCGACCTCTGGCCGCATTCGGCCACGGCCATGGCGTGCATTGCCCTGCTCAACGGCAGTCTCAAATACGGCCGGGCCAACTGGCGGGCCATGCCCGTCAAGGCGTCGGTCTACGTTGGGGCGGCGCAGCGTCACCTCGCGGCCTGGTTTGATGGCGAGGAGTCCGACGAGGAAGGCGTGCCGCACCTTTCGAGCGTGCTGGCAAGTATGGCAATCCTGGTGGACGCGATGGCAGCGGAAACGCTCATCGACGACCGCCCCACGCCCGGCGGCTACCGTCGGATGGCCACTGAGCTCACGCCGCACGTTGGCAGGCTGCGGGCGTTGCACGCCGCCAAGGCTGGTTCGGCGTAATTTTTTTTAGCCAGGGCGACACGTGAACATTCGTACAATTAGGGGGAGAGGAACCCCGCACGTGATTCGTCGCCAACGACCGGACGAGGCAGCGTTTCGACATGGCCCGAAGGGCCGCGAGCCGCTGGCGGCACCGAATCAAGGCGGCAGCCACGTTCATTACCAGCCGCTCAAGCGTGCCGGCCTCGGCTGCATTACGTCGAGGGACGGCAAGACGATGCCGGCCGTGACGTTTTTCGAAGTGCTGGCATTCGAGTTGGGTTGCAACGTGGCGACGGCCAAGCGTCTGTTTGAGGAGGGTCTGATTTAGTGGCTACGACACTCGCCGTTAGCGGCAACTCCCGGCTCACCTGGTCGCTGACCGACGATCCGACCATTGGCTCGTTGTCCGAGTCCGCCGAGCTCCGGCTCACCCGGTCCGTCGAGCAAGGCACGGGCTCCGGCCAGGCCAACGTGGCCTGGCGAAACCGCGTCACGATTGCGGCCGGGCAAGCCTATAGCCTCGAGCTCGACAACCTGGGGGCCAGTGCGTTCGGGTTTGCCGGCAAGATTGCTATTACGACGCTCAAGGAATTCATGGTCATCGTGAATACCGAGACGGCGAGCCGCTGGGTGCTCGTGGGCGTGATTGGCCCCGGCGACACGACCGCATTCTCCGCACGCGTGAACCGCGGCGGCGACTACCGGGTGGCCGACTATCTCGACGGGTGGGCTGTCACCAACGCCAACAAAGTTCTCTATATCGCCAACCCCTCGGCCGGCGCCGTCGAAATCGACGTGGCGGTCGTTGGGGTTGGAGCCATCTCGGATACCTAATGATGCCAAACGGCGACTACGCGGCCGCTCACGGCCAGATAACGGCCTTCATTGAACGCGCCAAGGCAATGGCCGGAGGCGGGCTCACCGTGAACGAGTTCGGCACGTTAGCCGTGGATTTGATGCGGCTGTCCATTGCCATGCTCGACAAGCTGGCCGGGCCCGGCGTGGACAAAAAGGCAATGGTGCTCGATGCCGTGGGCGAGTTGTTTGACGCGGTCGCCGATCAGTGCGTGCCGCTGGTTGCCTGGCCGGTCTACCTGCTATTCCGCCCTGCCCTGCGTTCGCTCGCGTTGGCGTTGGCGGCCGGTGCGATTGAAAGCCTGCTGCCCATGATTCGGGGTGGTGCATGATTGTTGCCTGCCTGTTGGCGGTCGCGGCCGTTGTCGTTCTTTTCCCGTCCATCGTCGGCCGTGTGGTCGAGGCGACGGTCAAGCCTGCAGCCCCACCGGCCAAGCCGGGCGTCGGCTACCAGGCTGCCATTGCCGACCTAGCAAGCGTCCGCCGCCGGCTCGTCGAAACAAAAATGCTCGACGACAAGTGCCGGGCAGCGGTCGATACGCTGACGCTTGGGTTGGTGGCCGGGAGCGATCAGCCATGAATCCCCGCGCACGAATGCTGTTGGCGGCGGCCCTGGTGGCCGGGGCAGTGTTTGCCCTGCTGCTTGATGGCCGGCGCCCGACGCCGGACCCGACGCCCCCCGAGCCGCTGGCGTTCACTCTCCGCGGCAAGTTTTCCGGCACGACCGGGGCCGACGATGCCATGCTCGTGCAGGCGTTGTGCGCTGAATTGGCCGACGAAATCGCTTGGGACGGCAAGCAGGCCGAGCCGCTATTCAAGACGGGCGTGCAACTCGACGCATTGCGGACGCGGGCCCGCGAGTTGCGTTGCCGCGGCGAGAGCATCGGCGACCGCCAGCCGGCGGTGCGGACGGCTATTCACGAGTATTTGGATTCGACCATTGGCGTGGCCGGCGGCCCGGTGAGCGACCAGCAACGGGCCAAGTGGGTGGAAGCGTACCGAGCCGTGTCGAGGGCTGCCGCCGATGCGCTTCGCTGATGACGTGCGTTTTTACCGCGTGGCTGTCGGCCTGGCGTTAGCTGTGCTGGCGCTTCTTGTATTTCTCCGGTCTGCGGTGACGCTCGAGGATTCCCTCGCGCCACGGTTCGGCTACACGCCGGACCCCGAAGCCGTCGAGCGGTTCATGGCCGAGCTCGACCAGCCGCGGTTCGCGCAGGCCGGTGCCGAGTGCATGGAGAAGGCCAAGGGGGTCGATACGCTCCTCTACCGTGCCATGTTTGAGGCCCACCGGGCCCGCTACGGCACCGAGTTCGTGGTGGGCCGGCAACTGAATGGAAGTTGTGTTGCCTGGGGTGCCATGCACGGAGTTTTCTGCGCGGAAAGTGTGTCATGGAAAATCGGCGAGTTGGCCGAGCCGCCGCTCATGCCCGCGACCGAGCCCCTCTATGGAGGTTCGCGCGTCGAGGCGAGACGCAGCAACCCCGACGGGTTTGATGGCTCGTCGCCTGTTGGCGGGTGGTCCGATGGATCGTTCGGCGCGGCGGCTGCCCGGTGGCTGCGTGATTGGGGCGTCGTCTACCGCAAGCCCTACCCTGGCATTTTCGACTACACGACATACGACGCGACGCGCGAAAAGCACGAAGGCGCCTACGGGGCCGGCGGGCAAGGTGATAACTACCGGCTCGACAAGCTGGCCAAAAAGCACCCATGTAAGCACGTCGTGAAAGTCGAGACGTGGGACGAATTGGCCGCAGCCCTAGAGGCGGGCTACCCATGCACAGTCGCCAGTTCGCAAGGGTTTGAGAGCGTCGCCCGCAACGGCATTGCCGAAGCGTCTGGCACGTGGCACCACCAAATGCTCATTTGTGGGATTTTGCACAAAAAGAACGGCAACCCCGACGACCTGGTGGTCGTGCTGAATTCGTGGGGGCCCCGATGGTGCCGGTATGAAGGGGCGAAGCTCCCCGCCGATTTGCCGGACGGTGCATTTCTCGCGCGTCGGTCCGTCGTCGAGCGCATGATTCGCGGCGATACGTGGGCGATTGGTGGCGTCAGTGGGTTTGGATGGCGTGACGTTCACCACGGCGAATGGCTGCAGCCGGCGCCGGATGCCGGGCGACGGGCCAATCCGGCGCGGCTTGTTTCGGACGTGTTCAAGATGTGGGGGCCGCATGAAAATTGACCGAAATACTCTGTTCGTGCTGGTAGTTGGCCTGGCGGCCGGCTGGTGGTTGTTCTCATCGCCGGACAAGCCAAGCCCGATTGTGCCCAACAACGGCCGGCCGGTGCTGTCGTTCTTGGCCAAGGTGGCCCGCACGGCGTTGTGGGTGATGGTCTTTGCCGAAGGGCCGCCGGCCTCGGCGAGCGAGCCGAGCATGGCCCACGATCACGGCGGCGTTGGCCGCGATGGGTTTGCCACGGTTAATCACGGGCGGGGGTGGTGATGACGTTCTACGAATGGCTGGTTGGGTGGCTGGTGGCGGTGGCGGCCGTGCCCCAAGCGGCGCCGCTCGAGCACGCCCAAGCGGCGGCGGCGGTGATGGCGGCACGGGCCAGCCTCGCGCCGGCCGAGCCGGGCCCGGCCCCGGCCCCAACGCCGGCGGACTGCGTGTGTGGCGGCACGTGCAAAAACGGTGTCTGGAAGCCCGATGGCAGGATCGAGCAAGTTTGCACGTGCAAGTGTGCCCGGTGCATCAAGCGGCCGGCCCTGCCCTGCCCTGACGGCAAGTGCCCGCCCAAGTAATGGATGCGCTCGACTGGCTGAATGCGCACACAACGGCCGTCATCGGCCAGCGTGCCCGCATGGCCGGCAAGGAGCGGACGGCCGAGCTCGTGGGCCTGGTCGTCCGCCACTGGCCGCACAACCACCTTGACGCTATCCAGCGGGCCGGCGGAAAGAATCACGTGGCCGTCCGGCACGCCATGGCATTGGTTCGGGCTCAAGTGCGGGAGCATTACGAAGCCCGGCACGGGGTTGGGCCGCTATGGAATCTCTTTCTTGCCGGTTTCGTGGCGTCGATTTCGCAGGCGGTCGTCGAGCTGTGGTTCGGCGACGCGTCGTGGCGGGTGATACTGCGTGGGTTGTCTCGGCAGATTGCGGCCGGCGACCTACCGAAGAAAAGCCAAGAGTAGGTTGCCCAAGTCGTAGACTGCCCGCGCAAGCGAGGATTCGCTGCCGAGCTCTTGGCCGAGCCTCACAAGCACGAGCGCCCGGATCGTGGCATCTAGCCTATTGGTTGTCCGCATAGCTCCTCCATGAGCCTGGTTGGGATCGCGGCCACGGGGCAATCGGCCGGGCTGGTTGTCCATGTATAGGTTGTCCCGGTCGGGTGGCGGGACGGCGGGAGCACCGACTGCGCCGCCCGGCCGCCAATGCGGACCTCGAGCGCCCCAACGTGGCAGCAGGCCATGGCAGGCAAGCCTGGCTCCCACCAATAGAGGCGGTGCTCGCCACGCTCCGAGCGCCACGTCGGGGTTGGGGCAGTGAGCCCAAGCCGCTCCAGTTCGGCGGGCCCGTCGGGGTCGTCGAATTCAATGTCCACCAGGCCGGACGCTGGCCCGAGCAAAAGCCCCACGTTCGAGCCCGAGCGGAGCCAGGCGGCCACGTCGTCCACGTTGTCCGTCGAGCGGGTTTGCCAGGCGGCGCCGAGCGGGCGCTTTTCCCGGCGGGCCAGGCGGACAAACCGGCCGCCGATGGCGGCGAGCGCTGCCAGGTCGTTCATGAGTTGGCCCCCTTGTCTAGCATCGTGTGGGTGGTGGGCATGGGCAGGCCGAAGAAATTGAGCACGTCGCATACCTCGGAACGGATGCGCTCGCAGCGATGGGCCGACACGGGCTCGCCAATGTCGTGATACGTGTCGAGAATTAAAAACTCGTCTGGCAGGTCGTGGCCGGCGGCGATGGCGTCCACGATGGGTTGTGTGAGCGGATCGGCATCGAGCACATTGGCAAGGTCGGTTTCAAAACTGGCGGCGTGCATGGGTTGGGTTCCTGTGTTGTCCGGCTCGTGCCGGCGTTGGTTGTCTATTTCTATCCTATCGGCAAGTCAGAAGCAAGTCGTGAGCGAATCCGTACGGGTTGGGGTTTGCTAGTTGCCGTGCTTTCCGCCGCGTGGCCGGCCCACGTTGCCGGAAGACTTGGCGAACGATTCCACGGACGACCGCAATGCGAACCATTGGCCGTCGATCTGGATGCCGGCCACGTGGCCGCCCTTCACGAGCGAACGGAGCCAAAAGCGTGACACGTTGGCCAGCTTGGCCGCGTTGCCAATCGTCAAGTATTTGTCGGGGTCGATTTTTGGTGCCATGTCGACCATTGTTTCCGGTCGGCTATGGGTTGTCCAGTGCTGGGGCATGGGTTGTCCGGCTATGGGTTGTCCGTTGGTTGGCTATGGGTTGGCCGGCCGGTCAATCCTCGAGCACGGCCAGGCCTTCGGCCTCGTGGATCGGGCGGGAGCGTTTCCCGCCGCGGGCCCGGCGGGCGAGCTCGTCGGCGCAGTAATTTATTTCGTCGAGGTAGTACCCTGCGTTCGGGTTGTCGGGGTTGGCGTCGTGGGCGGCGCGGGCGTCGGCCATGATGAAACGCAATTCAGCCTCGGACCGGCCGCGGCAAATTCGCGGGTATCGGTTGTGGTCCATAACTTTTCCGGCGTAGTTGCTGACGATGGCATAGGCGGGCATGGGTTGGGCTCCTGGTTGGGTTGGTGGGTTGTCGGGCTGGCGTTGTGCCAGGCCGGCCCGGTGCCCGGCCCGCGGGGGCCGGTGGCCGGGGCGGCCGGGTGTCATTCGTCGTAGAGGTAAAAATCGTGGTCCGTCGTGGCCGCCACGTGGGCGGCGTCGTCGCGTCGCGTGATGCGTCGCGGGTCGGCCTCGACGGCGGCGAGAATTTCACGGGCGGCGTCGTCGTCGCGGGTTGTGGATTCGGCGGCGTGCGTGAACACGTCAACGTCTCCAATCGTCCATCGGCCAGGGGCGTCGCGGTATACGGTGACGCGGGCGACGCGTCGAGGGCCGGCGTCGCCGCCGGTCCACAAGTCCGGCAGGTGGCAAAAATACTCGCGGGCATCGTCGCGCCGCATATGGCCGCCGGCCGCCTGGCGGGCCCAACTATCGACGGGGGCGCCACCCTCGGCAATTTGGCGGACGATGGCGTCGAGGTCGGCGGGGCTCAGAGTGTCGTAGGCGTTCATGGTTTCGGGCTCCTGGTTGGGGTTGGTGGTCGGTCGGTAGTCGGCCGGCCCGTCTCCCCACGGCCGCGGGCGCCGTGGGGGTGCGGGCAGGTCGGCTACTTGCGGGCCTTCGTGCCGAATGCGGCGAGCGAATGCACCTCAACGGCGCCGGTGGCGTAGGTGGTGCTGTAGACGGTCCAGCCGCTATAGCGGGCGTCGCCGAGATAGTTGCCGCCGCCCATGCTGTAGGTTTCGCGGTGCTCGATGCGCTCCTCGGTGATGCGCCACGATACGGGCACCGTCTTGCCGTTGACGTGCAACGGCTGCAGCGGGTTGGCGGCGGCGTGGGCCTCAGCGGCCGCCCTGGTTGGCAGCGGGCCGGCGGCGTCGTCGCGGTGCCAGCCGGAACGCTCGCCGGCGTAGTGGTGGAAGCCGTTGCCCATGCAATCCGTGTCGAGCACGACATGGGCAAACCAGCGGCCGAGCCCCGGCCCGTAGTCGGCCGTCGGCTTGAAGCCGGCCGCGGCCTTGCGGAGTTGGGCGAACGACTCGCGGCGGCCGCGGCCGAGCCCGATGACGACCTCGCGGGCGGTCCGGCCGCCGTAGTAGTCGCTTTGGGATTCAGACTCGTCAACGCGGAATCGGGCCACGATCACGCGGTCGGCGCCGGCGTTGGCCATGGCCTGGCGGAGCTCGTCGGCCGTCATGGTGGCCAGGCGGGGCACGTCGTCATACGCGGCCGCGTTGGCCTCGGCGCGGGCCTGCTGGCGCTCCTCGCGGTCAGTGTGGCGGCGGGTTTCCTGCTCGATGAAACGGAGCCGGTCGGCCACGTCGGCGGGCAGGTAGTCGCGGCCGGCGTTGGTGACGCAGTTATAGGCGAGCGGCGGCCAGGTGCCGGCGTCAACGCGGCCGGCGAGCACGTCGAGGGCCACGGCCTCGATGTCGTCAGCGTCGGCGGGCTCGACGTTGTCGCCGTATTGGTCGGCCAGGGCGGACGCGTTGGCGGTGGCCACGGTGGCCAGCAACTCGACGACCTCGGCCAGCGTCGCAAACTGGTGGCGGACGGCGGCCGCGGCAAAGGCGCCGAGGCTCAGTGATTCAAGGTGGGAAACGCTCAT